GCTAGAGCATCAAACTCACCATCACTGAAGGTGAGTTTGATGCTCTAGCGGCTTTTCAGGCCACAGGAAGTAAATGGGCTGTCGTCAGCATCCGCAGTGGTGCTGCTGGTGCCTTGAAAGATTGCAAAGCCTCGTATGAATGGCTCAACAGTTTCGAGTCCATCGTCATCTGCTTTGACAACGATGAGCCAGGAAAGAAAGCAGCGAAGGAAGTAGCAGAGCTTTTCGGCAACAAAGCAAAGGTGTTTAAGCACGACGTCGATATGAAAGACGCCTGTGATTATACCGCTGCAAACAAAGAGGCTCTATTTGTTCAACGCTGGTGGGCTGCTGAAGCCTACATCCCCGATGGCATTGTTGCTGGCAACACGTTGTGGGACTTGGTTTCTACACCACCAGCACCGGCACAATGTATGTATCCATGGGATGGGTTGAATAAACTCACCTATGGCATTCGACATGGTGAACTTGTTACCATCACTGCTGGCAGCGGGTTGGGGAAGAGTCAGTTGCTGCGTGAAATCGTTTGGCATTTGTTGGGGAATACAGATGACAGCGTAGGGCTGATGTTCCTTGAAGAAAGCATCAGAAAGACAGGGTTGTCGTTGATGTCGCTGGCAGCTAACAAGCCTCTGCATTTGCCTGATACAGAGAGCAACGAAGAAGAACGCAAGGACGCTTATGAACGTACCTTAGGCACCGGCAGGGTGTTTCTGTTTGATCACTTTGGCAGCACCAGTGTTGATAACATCATCAACAGAGTTCGTTATCTGGCAAAGGTGATGGGGTGTAAGTATGTCTTTGTAGATCACATCTCGATCATCGTCTCGGCGCAGGAGTCTGGTGATGAACGTAAAGCCATTGACGAAATCATGACCAAGTTGCGTATGATGGTACAGGAAACCAACATTGCCTTGTTTGCTGTGTCACATCTGAAGCGTCCTGATGGTAAAGGACACGAAGAAGGTGCTGCAACATCTTTAGCGCAATTGCGAGGTAGCGGAAGCATTGCCCAACTAAGCGATATAGTAATTGGTGCTGAGCGTAACGGCCAGGCCGATGAAGAGAATGAAAGAAACACCACACGCATTCGCGTGCTCAAGAATCGATACAGTGGACTCACTGGTCCAGCGTGTTCCTTGCTCTACACCAAGGACACTGGTAGGATGCTGGAGTACATTGAAGCTGATGTTGAGGAAACAGTGCTATGAATGACATCTTCTACACCCTTGCCAAAGAAGCTGAGACACTGGCTTATGCTGAGCTTCTAGGCATGCCAAAGACCTCCCATCCTTGGGAGGACATCTTCAGACAGAAGTATGGAGAACTTGTTGTGAATGAATGTGTACGCATAAGCGATTGGGCAGCGCATTACACAGCGTCGTACAACATCAAGAAACATTTTGAAATGGATGAAGTGAAATGAACAACGACATCATTGAAACTCTAGTGAAAGAGACTGACAGTGAGATGGGATATCATTTTCCTGTCTATGCGGCAGACGATCTAGAGTGGGAAAAGAAGTTTGCTGAGGCCATTGTCAACAAATGTGCTGCCATTGCATGCCAGCACTGCCGATGGCATGGACACACAGCGGCTCAGGAAATGAAACAACATTTTGGAATGGAAGAAACAAAATGAGCATGAACATCTACATCTACGCCACCCGTGTAGTTTCTTTCAAGGACAAGAAAGGAAAGAAACAGACAGAGACTCAGGTGACTGTCTTTGACGCCTTGCAAACACCAACTGAGGTGACATACGAGATTGTTAAGAGCAACGACCCAGCACAGGTCTACATTGATTGGGTGCTGCGTGAGTGCAGTGTCGATGAGCAGTGGCCTGTATACGCTGATGATGACTTCATGCAGGAGCGTGAACCCATTGGAGTTGAAATAGTTAATCAAGGAAAGGAACATGTAGAAAAGTTTAAGCAATGGATGATTTGGATGAAAGAAAAAGGCTATGAAATTAAATATGAGGTGATGTAAGTGACACCACAACAAACCTTAGAAGAAGTGTTAGCGTTCCTGCGCAGCATGCATGAAACGTCAAAACACAACCACAACTATTTCGCCCATGCAGCGCTGCGTTTGAACGAACACTTCTACGGACACGGCGGCATCTTCACCAACGACACAGAGAAGCGAAAGCCCTACACATGATCTTTCTCGACATCGAGACAAATCTGAAGCATGACACCATCTGGCTTTGTGTGACAAAGAAAGACGGAGTCACCAGAACTTGGAAGGAAAGGACAGGACTACAGAACTATCTCGATGGTGTAGAAGTGTGTGCTCATAACGGCATTGGGTTTGACTTCCCTGTGCTGGAGAGGGTGTGGAAGGTGTCAGTGCCTCAACATCAGCAGGTTGATACGTTGGTGATGTCTAGGCTGTACAACCCAGAGCTACTACCGCCTGAAGAAGATCCAAAGGCTGGTAAGCATTCGCTGAAGAGTTGGGGTATCCGCTTTGGAAACGCCAAAGGCGATTTCACTGACTTTGATGGTGGTTGGTCACAGGAGATGGAAGACTATTGCGTTCAAGACGTCAACGTCCTCGAGCAGCTATACAACCATCTAGTTGAAGAGATGAAGTCTATGGGCTTCAGCGACAAGAGCATTGAACTAGAACATCAAGTTGCTCACATCTGCAAAAGGATGGAAGACAATGGATATTCGCTGGATGTCCCTAAAGCTCAGACTCTTATGGCTTCGTTGTCAGGTAGGATGGCTGACATTGAGAATAAGCTACAAGAAGTATGTCCACCGACTTATGAGCAAACAAAGACACCAGAGTATTGGGAAGTAGTTGATGAGAAATGGCGTGAGCATAAGGCACCAACGAAGACAGCGCTGCTGGAGATGCTGAAGGAAGCTGGTGTAGACAAGCCTAACAAGCTCATCAAGGAAGCTCTACCAGGCCCTCTGAAGGTGAAGGTACATCCATTCAATCCTGGCAGCAGGCAACAAATTGCAGAGCGTCTTCAATCCTTTGGTGTTGAGTTGACAGAGAAGACAGAGAAGGGCTCTTGGATAATTAATGAAGATGTCCTAGCAGGCATTGACAAGCCAGAGGCTAAGCTGCTCAATGAATATTTGATGGTTCAGAAGAGGGTGTCCATGATCAGTAGCTGGCTTGATGCTGTGCAGGACGATGGCAAGGTTCATGGCTCCATCATCACCTGTGGTGCTGTCACAGGCAGAGCTACACACAGCAGCCCCAACATGGCACAGATTCCTAACGTGTCTTCACCGTATGGACCAGAGTGCAGAGAGGTGTGGTATGCAGGTAAAGGACGCAGCCAAGTCGGTGTTGACTTGAGTGGCATTGAGCTACGCTGTCTTGCTCACTATCTGAACGATGATGGTTGGACGAATGAGTTGTTGAAGGGTGATGTGCATTGGATGAATGCACAGAGCTTTGGGTTGGTGCCTAAGGGGACGGTGAAGGAAGACAACGCAGAGCACAAGCGCATCCGCAATCTAACAAAGACGTTGACTTATGGGGTGCTGTATGGTGCTGGTGCTGAGAAGGCAGGCTCTATTGTTGGTGTGAGCAGCACCAAAGGCAAGAAGCTCATTGACAACTTCATCAACAACACACCCGGCCTTGCTCCTCTAAAGCAGAAGCTGTCTAAGTTTGTGAAGAAGGGTCATGTGCCAGGCTTGGATGGCCGTCGCATTCGCATCAGAAGCGACCATGCTGCGTTGAATACGTTGCTCCAAGGGGCAGGTGCCATCATCGCCAAGCAATGGCTTGTAGAGGCTGATAGGCTGCTCCGTGAGCACAACGTAGACGCTAAGCTGATGGCGTGGGTGCATGACGAAGTGCAATATTCTGTGTTGTCAGCACAGGCAGAGCAGGCGGCTAGGCTCATCGAGAAAGCTGCCAACATTGCTGGTGAGGTGCTACAATTTCGCTGCCCCGTTGACGCCGAAGGTAAAGTTGGTGCAAACTGGCGAGAATGTCATTAACACGAAGCCACAGCGTGTTCAATTCTGTGGCACAACTCGAGGAAGTGAAAATGGATTCAGTAAAGCTCAAAGCTGTTGTGATGTGGTGCTTCAACAAAGAACCGAATGAGATGTCGGGAAAGTGGCAGATGGATCTGACTCAATTGTCAGACGCTGCTGTTGAAGCGCTGGAAGCAATGCAGATTGAGGTGAAGGAAAAGGAAGGGATGGGCAAGTACATCACTTGCAAGTCTGCCCGTCCCATCAAGGTCTTGGACACTGACGGTGATGAGATTGAAGAGAAGATTGGCAATGGTAGCAAAGCCAAGTGCATCATTGGTAGCTACGAATGGAAGTACAAGAATAAGAAGGGTGTGTCACCTTCTCTGCAAAAGATTGTCATCACCGAGCTTGTTGAGTTTGGTGGCGGTGGTGGCGGCAAGATTGACGACGACGAAGCCCTCTGATGTTTCGCATCAAACTGCCGTCTGAAGAGGATGTGTCTGTCCTTATTCAAGCTCTGAGAATGATTGGCAAGCATCATCTTGCTGGCTACATCGTTCAACAGATGCAAG